TATGAATCCTGAAATTATAGGAACATCTTCTCAAATGTTTCCAGATTTAGATATGGATTTTATTGCTTTCTTTAATAGTAGAAATATAAGACGTAAAGGTATATCAGATTTAATTCAAGGATTTGGCCAATTTTGGAGTAAATTGGATGATGACAAAAAAGACAGCGTTGCATTATTATTACATACTGATATTGTTGATGAGCATGGTACAAATCTAAATTCTGTTTGTAGAAATTTATATCCAGATATGAAGGTTGTATTTAGTACATCAAAAATAAATGCAGATAAATTAAATGTACTATATAATATTGCAGATGTATCTTGCAATCCTTCTTCTGCTGAAGGTTTTGGATTAAGTCACATGGAAGCTATGATGGCAGGAACACCAACAATAGCTACTGTACTCGGAGGTTTACAAGACCAAATGGGATTCAAGGTTGATGGTAGAGAATTTACAAAAGAGGATTTAACATCAGAAATACCAAGTAATAGTAGAGGTCAAATATCTAAAGAATGTGGAGAGTGGACATATCCATTGTGGCCAAATCAAAGTTTACAAGGCTCACCTCCTACACCGTATATTTACGACAGTAGACCTACAATTGGAGATATCGAAAAAGGCTTGAAATATTGGTACGATTTAGGTAGAGACGAAAGAAAAAGAAGAGGTATGTTAGGTAGAGAATGGGCAATCAAAAATGGATTCACAAAAGAAGGTATGTGCACTGCAGTAATTGATTCATTTGAAGGATTGTTTGAAACTTTTAAGCCTATACCTTCATTCGAAGTTATTAACACGAGTTCACCAGAACCAATTTATCCAACAGGAGTATTAGTATAATGAAACAAACAATAGTTATTAGTTGTCCGTCAACATCAAGAAGTGGTTACGGAAACCATAGTAGAGATTTAATCAGAAGTTTGATTAAAATGAATAAATACGATATAAAAATAATCGACCAAAGATGGGGTAATTGTCCTAAGGATGCACTAACTGAAAATGATAGTGATATAATGGAATTGATAGCAACACAACCGATTCAACAAGAACCTGATATTTGGATTCAAGTTACTGTACCTAATGAGTTTATGAGAGCAGGTAAATACAATATAGGTATTACTGCAGGTATTGAAACTGATAGAGTATCACCTCAATGGTTAGAAGGTATGAACAGAATGGATATGAATATAGTACCTTCAGAGCATTCAGCTAGAGGATTTACATGTACCTATGATAAAATGAATCAACAAACAGGACAGGTTGTAGAGACATTGGCTTTGAATAAACCTATAGAAATTTTGATGGAAGGTATCGACACATCTGTTTTTAACAAGACAGATAAAATAGAGCCTAAAATCGAAAAGCAGCTTTCTTCTATAAAAGAAGATTTTAACTTTCTTATTTGTGGCCACTGGATGAATGGTGGATTTACACATGATAGAAAAGATATAGGAGGTACACTTCATACAATTATTA